TGGGTACTGACACGTACACCAGTGTAGCCATTGGCCCGGTAGACAATGCCTTGACCACGGGCATCAGCGCCAAGCCAAAACAAACCATTGTCTAGTTTTGCAACGCTGTAGGTGGCTGCACAACCAATTTCGTTAAACGCACCCTGGATGCGTTGCAACGGGAAATCAGCCAATCCAGCGTCATACCAGACCTCAACTGAGTTTGTGCCGTACAGCCAGACTTCCCTGTGATCTACGATCATGGAAATTAAACCATCTGGCGAACCTTCTGCACTGGCAAAATCCAAAGGATCAACCGTGGTTCCATCCAGTAAGCTGGTAACCCATAACTTTTGACTATTTGGCTGGATGAAAACAAAGTAACCGTCAATATAGCCAACAGTTAAAGCACCAGGAAAGGCTTCATCTGTAATCCGAGCAAACACATTTGTGCTGCTGTTGTAGATGTAACTTGGCCCGTTGCAAGCCACAAACAATTGAGTGCCATTGTCAGCCATGCTGACAGGTCCAGTACCGCTTACAGTACCGATTAAAGTGGATACATAGGCGCTGGTGAGCTTATAAAGCTCAGTACCACTAACGACATAGGCAATGTTATTAAACGTCCACAAACCCCGTATAGGCCCGGTGCCAACGCTAGTCAGCAAACGCAATCCCGGTGCGCGGCTAAGAAAACCAGCCTCTTTGCCGCCTTCTGGAATGGCTTCTGGAAACAGGTTCACCATGCGGTTATCCGCAGCATTTACGCTACGAGCAACATAGCTACTGCCCAGAATTGGCGTTTTCATTACATATTACCGGCGTAGACGTTAAACCTCTGCCTTGTCGCAACCAGCGAATATGGCAAAGACATAATGTCATCAGGATTGTTAATGCGTTTCAAATTGCGCTTGCTTGTCATGGCAATGCGGCCAACAGTCGGCGGCGGTTCAATGCCGTACTCAGGCGCAATCTCACAAGCCAAGTTGTATCTGAATGCCCTGAGATACCCTGGCGGGAAATACAAGTTGGTTGCCAACAACGCTGGCTGAGTCAGTTCATCAGCAGAAACAAAGTGCCATTCCAAAGTTCGTGTTGGCTTTGGATAGATGGTCATGGAAATATCGGGATACTCCATGTTTATCCACATAACCTGTGGATAAGTGCTGGTCACTGTCTTTACAGCAATACCGTTGTACTGCTGCTGGTTGATCATCTTAATACCAAAGCTGACGTTAGTAGAAGGATCACGGTAGTAAGTTGAATCGTCAAGAAGAACAGGGCGATTACCCACAAAGTCACCGCTAGGGCCAAGTGTGCGTCTAATTTCATCAGCAGGCCAATTGAAAACTTGATCTTGCGTGTTGAAGATCATCAATTTTTCAGTGTTCCACGAGTCCAGCATCTGATTTAGTGCTGTCAAACCATCATTTGACATAGCTGCTGTTGGAGTCTCACCTTCAGCCAGAACACCCAGCAAGCGCAAAGCACCGTTAATCTGATCGCCTGCACTTGTTGTCATGGTCAAACCTCTTCAGTTAGTATCTTTCGCGGCCTGCCCCGTCTGATAACTTCCAGTTCGTTTACTGGTTCAGGTGCTGGTGGAGTATAGCGTACCCAACCATTTTTTTCATCTGCCAATGCTTCAGATTCAAGCATTGCAAATTTTGACCCATGCTTGGGATGAGTAAGAAGAATCTGCATCTTAAAAGGCAGGGGCCGAAACCCCCACCGATTTTTAGCTCAGACGATACAGCGTCCAAGTGCCAGTGCCAGTTTTCCGAGCGCGGAAGCGGCCAGAATAAGACACGGCAACAGCCATACCACCAACCAGCGTCCAGCCGGTATTGGTAGCAATGGTGCCAATGTTAGCGCCACTCAAATTGATAACCGTGAAGTCAAACGCGCTGCTAGGCTTTGCGTTAGAAAACAAGGCATCCATGTCAGCAGCCAAAGGCAGCGTGTAGCTCAAAGCCGAGCCAGGAGTTGCCGAAATGATGCCGGTTGCAACTTGTGCAGCCGTCAGCGTAACAGCACTGGTCAGACCAGAAGTAATGTCGCCTTGCGGGAAAATATCAACTTCATTGATATTGCCGTCGCCAAACTGATAACCACCACCAACTGAAGGAATAGGCATAATAATCTCCAAAAAAAGTTACGAAGAAGGGGCCGAAGCCCCATTCAATTTAGCCCCACATGCGGCAGGCCATTTGCGGACGGATGACACCGTAACCGTACAGAACGTCAATACGGCAAGGCATACGATCGTTGTTAATATCGTACTGGCGCACGATACGCATCGAAATGCCATTGTGAACAGCGCGAGAAGCCATGTCAACACCTTGGGGCAGCAGCAGGTCAGCCGTAGCAAACGTAATGGCATCCTTGTGGTAGACCAGATTCTGAGCGTAGCCGGTAGCAGAGCCGCCGAGGAACGTCAGAACAGCGTTGGCAGCAGGGAAGGCGTCAACGGTTGCCAAAGCATGAGTCGAAGTGTAGATGGCTGGGGAAATCTTCAACGTACCAGTGGTCGTAGAAGAAATGCTCAGATCCTCAGTCACAACGAACTGTTGCAGCGAACCAGTGGACTGACGGGTTTGCGGGTTGACGGCATTGACGCCAGCAATCGTAAACACATCACCAACCTTAAAGGTAGGCGAACCGCTGGTAAAGCTGATTGGCAGCGTAGAAGAACCTTGTACAGTCATCGTAGACACAACGATTGGAGCGGTCGGGGTGACGCCGGTCGTGTGGTTCAGAATGGACTGAGACATATTGATTTCTTCAAAGCCCAACACGCCCGTACCCATCATGCCATTTTTGAACTGGCGAGAAACGGTATCGGTTGGGTTAAACAGACCCTTCATGCCTTCAACCAGGCCAGCATTAGCGGCAGGATTGACGGTGGCATAACGAGGCTGCATAACGGCAGCGGCTTCGTTCAGTTTTTGCTGGGCTTGCAGCAGAACCAAAGAAGTGCTTGGCGTGGTGCCAGGAGTGCCAACAGACTGGTAAATGCTCTTGTAAGCATTTGCCACATCAGCGTCGATACTTGCAGCCAGTTGGCTGATACGAGGCTTTAGCACACGGTCTGCAAAGTCGTCCAACTGCATGGTCAGTTCAGCAGAGGTGAAGTTAACACCAATGTGTTTCTGACTTGCAACTGACAGCGTGGTGAACTGCTCGTTGTCGTCCTGAACTTGCAGGGCGGCACCGTCAGTTACCAAAGCGCGGTCGGGCAGACGAATACGCAGGGTAGAGCCAATTTTGGCCCCTTCAACAGCAAAGGAGTCGTCATACTGACGGTTCACGTTGCGGGTGATAACGAGGTTGTTTTCGAGAATCTCAAGCGCTTTGCGCGTGATCATGTCGATGGTTAGAATCGAATTTGCCATGATTTTCTTTCAAAAAGTAGTTAGCGGAATCGCTGCGCTTCCATCTTCTTCATCTGCCTAGCTCGATCTGCTGCGATCCATTCTGAGGTCGTCATGGTTTTCACCGAACGAGGATCAGTTGTATCGTATGTGGGCGAACCCACAGTTCTAGCTGTGACAGGCGCAAAAGGTTCTGGCGCACTGGATGTTTTCTTTACTGGTGGGTTAGCTGCCAATTTGGCTTCCAATTTACCAATTTCTTTTGCCTGCAAAATAGGCTGCAAACGCGAGATACGATCTGCTTCTTTTGGATTGGCACCAAGGTAGTAGGCTACATCAGGGCCAGCATCAGATGCTTGAATCGTTTGCGCCATCACGGCAGTGATTTTAAGGTTTGGGTTATATGCGACTTGTTCAAAGTCATCATATTTAGCCCGAGCTTCTTCTTCCCTATCGTGATACGCTTCCAGAATTTCAGACTGTTGTTTCTGGGCTTCCCGTTGCTCAATTAGTTTCAATGCCTTGGCTTCTGCGTAAGCATCCACCGATTCAAACTGATCTTGCGAAGGCAAGTCCATTGCCACTGCTGGCGCAGGCTGACGTTCTCTTTCCCACTTTCGCTGCTCTCTTGCGAGGCGCTTGCCAATAGCTGCATCAAGTTCTTCTTGTGTGAAGGTCTTGGGAGCCTCTATTGCCAATTCCGGCGTTTCAACTACAGGTTCTGGTGTTGCCGCCGTGGCTTCCAGTTCCGGCGCGGGTGCTTCCGCTACTACTTCTTCTGACATTTTGATTCCATAGAATCCCTGGTTAACTGAGCCAGTACAGTTTTAGTATCTTTTTAGCGTAAATACTGGAACTGCCACGAATGACTTATCCAGTTTACGATATACCTGATACCCGGTAACAAATTTTAGCTTACCAAATTTCTTTGCATAACGCCAAATGTCATCGCGCTCCCAAAAGCCCATAGGTTCTTCTGGAATGTAGTCTGTTGTGGGCTTACCCAAGAATACCGCAAGGCCCATAGCGCGGTTCCGAAGACCTAACCAATAATAAGAACAAATTGTCTTACCAAATCTGCTAAACACAGATTCTACTGTAGGTTCATACAGTCCACCGGGAAGGCGCTCATCTGGCGTACTAAACCAAGACAACCACCAAGGCAAATCACCACGAATGGTGTAATGCGTACCCCATGAGCCGGATGAAGGCTGAGTATCCCATTTGATGAATGGTATTGTGAATAGAACCAGAATAGGACAAAGCAGCCCAAACAAAACTGCGAATAATCCTAGTAATGGTGTAATTAGGTAAGTTATCATAAATACAATAATTCAAACACTAGCCCATCTCCTCATCCGACACGGGCGTATTCAGAATCTCTAATGCACGGTCTTCAGTGAGCAGGCCCATCATCGCCATTGACTTGATGCCGTCTTGCGTCAGTGTGTCGTTGAGATTGACAGAAGGTGCCGTGTCCAGCATGTCCATGTAGTCATAGATCGCTGGGCTGGTCGCCGCTGCTTTGCGTATCGCTACGCGCTCAGACTGGGTAAACCGGCGCTTGAACCGATAGGCGCTCAGTATTGGCGGGTTGGCTGGCTTGGGCAGGTCAGGCAATAAGGTGTAGTCGCCGGGATGATTTGACTCGACAAAATCCTTATCGGCCAAAATCACATTACCCGTGGAGTTAATTTGGTAGCGCATTATCCGATCCTCTCAATAACCACTAGCCCTGCACCGCCGCTACCTCCGGTTCCTGTGTTGCCAGAATTATGGCAACCTCCACCACCACCACCGTAATTGGCGTTTCCACCAAGTAAATTATTAAAACATCCTCCACCACCTCCGCATATATAGCCAGGACCTCCGTTATTGCTTGCAGTTCCCGCGCCTGCGCCACCACCATTTAATCCTGCACCACCGGATGCAATGTTTCCCGCCCCGTACAAAGACCTAAATGGGTTAGTGAAACTTGCAAAAAAGTAAGCATTTGCTGTGCTGGTGCCAACCGGGTATCCGCCTAACAAACCAGCACCTCGCGTTAATCCTGATGCGGATCCCCCAGCACCACCACCAGACCCGCCAGCGGAATTAAAGGAACCAGCGCCACCAACTCCGCCACCGCCACCCGAGCCTGTTGAAGTGCTACAAGAACCTCCTGCACCACCTGTCCCCATTGGGGATCCAGAGGAGCCACCGCCAGCGCCCATAACAGCGGAAGCAACTGGCGTAATAGAACCGCCAGCGCCACCTGTAGCATTAACCGTGTTGCCGCCCGTGCCAACACCACCAGCGCCGCCTGAAACAGCCCCACCGCCATAGGTGGCAAGCCCAGCCCCGCCGCCTCGTGCGACCAAGTTAAGTCCTGCTCCAATGACGCTGCTTGTATTTCCCGCAGTGCCGTTTACTGGAGTGTTGTTTACCGTACTTGCGCCTCCCGCTGTACTTGCTGCAACAGTAATTACAAGTAACGTCCCAGCGGCGAGAGAAACTTCTGCCTCTACAAAGGCACCACCACCACCGCCAGCGCAACCACTGGGCGTGCCAAAAGCAGTGTTATAAAAACCACCGCCACTACCACCCCCGCCCAACACACCAACGCGGTATTTCCCTGTAATAGGGACGGTGTAGTTTGTAGACGACTCAATAAATGTCGTACTTGCCAGATTACTGATAATCGCTGGCGGTTTGTAATCAAATGCGCCGGGCATGATTAGTACGCTCCGCCAAAAGCTGTTACTTGCAACGCCGTCGTCGATGCCGTGGTCGTCACCGTCACGCTGGCATACAGCGCAAATGTGGCAGGCAGGTTTAAGGGATTGGGCAGCGTATACGTTGTTGTGAAAGCCGGTGCCGTAGTGCTAGGTGTTTGGGCTGTCACCACAATCTCAGTAATCAGGTAAGCGGTTGTACCGTCCCACGCCCAGATGCCCACCAGATTGGCGGCTGTCGGCGCTGTGATCGAGGTCGAACAGGCTTGTACTTGAATCGCGTCAATCCGCAGCCCGTTGGTACTGACAGGTACAAACGCAACGATGTTGGCCGCCGCAAGGGACGCTGTGGCTGTAGGTGCGCGTGTGGTGCAAGCGGTTTGCGCCGCTAGCGTCAATGATTTAGCGTATGGGGTTTGCGCGAAGATGGGGGTTGCTGTGACTGCCATTAAAAGCCTCCGAAATTGTTAGCCGTGTAAATTATTGCGCCTGCGGGAGCGGAAGCAACAGGAATAACAATATCTACCCAAACAGGTGTTGAACTGCCTGCTGATTGTAGATATTGGCCTGATGTACCGGCAATTGTATAAGCGTGAGCAGTACCTGTTCCATATCCAACACCACCAGCAGTTGCAGTTGCTGTAGAGTTTGTACCTCCATTGGCAATAGGCAATATGCCAGTTACACCAGTAGTAAGAGGCAATCCAGTAACATTAGTTAATGTTCCAGAACTTGGTGTACCTAAAGCAGGCGTAACAAGAGTTGGACTTGTTGCCAAAACATTGCTACCAGTACCAGTGTTGGCAACACTTACCAGCTTCTTAGAAGCATCGGTTGCTACTGCGCTAGATGCAGTCAGCGAGGTAATTGGCGCTGCAAGTACGTCAGAAGTGGTTGTTTGCTTGGTAACCCCACCCTGAACAACGGGAACAAGCTCTGCACCAGTAAGAGGTGTCGTGGCTGTTGGAAGTGCAGAGATCTTAATATCAGCCATGATTTACCTTAAACGCTAAGTGCAGCAACTTTGTCTTGAAACGCTTTAACACGATCATCAAGGGCAACGCGATCAGCATCCAGCTTTGCGGCGCGTTCTTCAAGCATTGCTTGGAATGCAGCCAGTGAAGTTTCATTGGCAGCAACCCGACCTTCACGCGCAGTCAAAGCAATAGTTTGGGCTTGCAATTCTGCATTTGCCCCAGCTTCTTTAGCCTCAAACATTTTTTCCCGGGAATCCAGATCTTTGGCTTTGGCTGTGGCAGTAATATTTTTGACCTTGGCATCTGCAACCAATGCACTGGCTTCAGCTTTTGCGGCTTCCAGTTCAGCCTTGGCAGTTGCCCGGTCGGCATTAGCAGCTTCAACGGCGCTCATGGCACCCTGGCGCTTTGCCATTTCGTTTCGAGTCTCAACCATTGACTTGAGATCACCGGGAAACTGCTTGGCAATGTATTCGAGGAATTTTGCGGAATCAATGCCGCCACTTGTTTCAAATACGTTCATGGTTGGCCTCTTAGGTGTAGTACGTGACGTTTAGCTCAGCAGTTCCACCGTTTTGAATGAACTGGATCTTGGTCAAGTCGCCATCGTATTGCAAAGTTGTGCCTGCTGCCAATGGCATTCCAACTGATGCCGTAGGAGCCACACCGTCATCACGCCAGCGTACAGCAGCCGTCAGTGGCGTAATGATGGCAATTGCAGGTTTGCAGGCTAGGCCATTCACATCCCTGCTTGGAACCGTAAGGCCAACAGCAGAGGTCAAAGTGGTGATTTGCTGGTAGCCAAGACGGGTCGTAATGGCTTTTAGGTTCATGGACATATTAAAATCTTCCTGTAAAAGACCGCAACCCGATTATTGTCTCGCCACCAGTTGCGGTCAAGGTGCCGACGTAAATGCCACCTGGGCCATATTGTATACCTGCCTGCACTACTGATGGATCAGGGTACAAACTGATATGCGCGGCCATACCAACCACATTAGAAGCTGCACCAATCAAATTTCCGCTGGAGTCATGCGGAACAAAATGTTGAGAATTACCTACAACAATGGCGTCTGAGCCAACTAAAGCGCCAGAAGTATTAAAAGCTCTAAACCTAGCAGCAATTCCAGTAACTACTGCATCTGGGCCAATCAATGCCCCAGTTGATGTAAATACTCTGAACTTAGTTGCAGAGCCTGTAACTACCGAGCCGGGGCCAACTAGCGCACCAGTTGAATCAAACGTCCTAAAGCGGTTTGATGATCCAACTACAACTGAACCGGGACCATCTAGCGCCCCGGTAGTGTCGTGCGTTACTACCCCGCCGCCTCCTAGCGCAAGCAGCAGGGACATTTAACTTACTCCCAGTAAGAATCTATTGTGCCAATAAACGTAATAGCACCAGTGGTTGTAACAGTGCCCAAGTTCCTTGCAATAAGTTGCACAAACTCACCGGGCCTGACTACGATTGGAGATTGGAACGTCAGAATTGCTGTTCCCGATCCTTCTGCGCCGACTGCCGCAGTTACTGGAAACGTCTCGATACCCAAAGGCACGATCCGTGGCGCATGGGTTGTGCCTGTAGCAAACGAGCCGGTTTCACCGGTTGCCAGCGAGACGGCGGTATGGCCAAAAGCTAGTGCGTATGCGTAAATGACAGGGCCACCGGCCAGAATGACAGAAACGGCACCTTGCATTTTTGCGCCAGTAACAATCAGGTTTCGACCCGGAATGTTCACGGTAGGAACTGGGTTCTGATAGCTGAAAACAATGCCATCGTTGTTTGCTGTCAATGTGGGCAACACCGCTGCTATGCCCCCAAGACCAACAAACGCCGCTGCCGTGTTGGTTAGGGCAACTGCTGTTGGTGCAGTGTTGTTTGTCCAGATAGACGTTTTACCTTGCGTCTGACCGTCTTGACCGATATACCCTGACTGCCCTGCCAAAGCCATTTGATGCGCCCAAGGCTTTGTCGTCAACAAATCTTGAAGGGTCACCGCAAAGTCCGCAACACGCATGGTGTTGGTGTTTGACACGTTACCCGTGTTGTACTTCATCATGAAGCCCGGTACGGTCGGAGATTGAAATGGTTGGCCGTTTGCGTTGGGGATAGCAAGTACTCCAACAATCTCTTGTTCGTACCAGAACTGAACTTCCTCTTTGCCGCAAATAATAATCCAGTGCGACAGATCACCAACCGCTAAAGATGCCAGCGGCAGCATAACACCTGTTTGAATAGTCGAGCCGTTGTAGTTAGCTACACCCACAACACCAGCACTGGTAAATTGAATCCATACGCCGTCAGTTGGTGGAGTTGTTGCGGCCGTTGGAAGTCCAAGCCCAATCAAAAACACTTCGTTGGTTACGAGTGCTGCCGTAAACTGCCCCATATCAAACTCAACGGCCAATGGCGCTGACTTAACCAGCCCAAAGTATTGAAACGTCCGCATGAACGCGCCGTGGGCATTGGTTGTGCCTTGCACGGCGCTGAAGTTAACCGTACCGGCACCGGGTTGTGCCGCAGTCAGCGTGTTAAACGTGTAAGACCACAAAGATGTGTTTTGCGTTGTTGCTGAAAACGTGTCGTTAAACAGCAAGGTGTCCATACCAACTCGCAATCGGTAGTCGCTTGATGTTTCTGGGGACAATAGATCAGGCGTACCCGTGTACGTGCCAACATCATTTTCAGAAAACATCCTAATGCCGCCAACGCCTGCTGGGGCAGTAGCTACATCGCCCGTATAAACAGGAACCCCGTTTGTTATGGTGGCAATAGAGGTGCCGTCTTTGCCAATTAACGATGCGCTCATTTAAGTTCCTTTAGTTCCAAACCCAAGCAATGTTAAAAACACCGTGGGCGAGTCCTGTCTTACAGTTGACAGTAATCGTAAATCCAGTTCCGGCTATTACGTTTCCAGCAGTGACTTGCAAATCATCAAACCAATGATTGTCAGCAGTGTTGTTGACGGTGTTTACTGGGAACAACCATGCTTCGCAAAGACTTTCAGAAAGTATATCCGTTTGCCCAGTTACATTGACTTGAACACTTGTCTCTTTCGAGCCAAAGTTAACAGTTGTTGTTCCTTGCGCTGGCATTACGCGCTCAGTGCTGTGTAAGTCAGGCTAGAGCAAGCAACTGTATCGCCAGCCGCGACGGTCAACCCGTTAGTCATGTTAATGTCTGATCCAGAAGCAGCTACATCACAGTGAATAACCACCGTGCCAGCAGAGGTCTGCAATGTGGCCGTAGCAACCGGAGAAGCATTACCCGTTGCATTGGTATCAGAAGTGATTGCATTAGCGGTGGCTGTTCCGCTAGAAGAGGCTGCAAAAGCAGTTGAACTTAGCGACAACGTAGCCACTACTGTACCTGGTGCAGATACAGTTCCAGAAAGACGAAAAGCCAATTTACCAGAGGTACTAATTAGCGCAGTAACTGCGTCTGTGGCGGCATTACGAGCCGCTGTCGAGTGAGTTACCGCCATCTTGAAGTTCCTTTAATTTGTCTTCGTCAAGGAAACCAACCAACTGGTACTCCTCGACTTTTCCAGTCTCTTTGCGAGTTACTTGAACTGTAAACCGCAATTCACCAACTTCACCGCCAAGTTCTATCATGCCAAGAAACGCAATTTATACAGAGTTGACAGATAAAGAGCGACGATCTCGTCAATTAGATTCTGAAGCGCAGTATCTGTTTTTGGGCAGACTTCATACCGGCTATCTTCAATCTCTTCCAATTGCCCTTGCAAGAATTCCACAATATTAGTGGTTTTCTTTGCGCTCATCAAACTGATTGGCCCCATCAAGCCATTGCGACCTTGATAGGCTTCAGCAAAAGCATCTGTCAAGTCAACAATCTCATCATAGAACGTATTGAGAGCGGAATGCTTGCTAAAACTGCGGGTATTCAAGTGGACGCTGTGCGCCACATCCCGCGCCAAAAAAAGCATACCTACAAAATCACATGGCTTCATTTGGCATTCCTTCTATTGGCATTTCTCTTGGTGCTTCTGGCATTCCACCAATCAAGTCGCCAGTATCCATTGCTGCTGAGATTGTACCCATAACAATGTCCTGAATTTGCTCAAATGTCATGCCAGCCTGCACTGCACTGATACGTTTTGTCTCAGCATCAAATGCCTTGATTTGCGCCTCATAATCCTGACGCCGCATATCCTGGGCTTCAATGGATTTGCCGACATTCTGAATCATCTCGTGCATTTGCTCCATTTCCTGAGCCATTGCCTGGATCTGCTGTTCAGCAGCCTGCAATTCAGGAGACTTGTCGCCGTCTTCCATCAACTTAGGATCAATGGTCTTGGCAAAGCGTTTTGCCATTTCCTGCGCTCCAGGCCAATCCATGTTCTTGACAAACAGGTCACCAGCCACAGCCCAAAGTTGCGGGTTGCCTTGCAACAACTGACTCATGGCATCCAAAGATTCCTGACGCTTGGTCATGTAACTTGGGCCAGTGGTCACGCACACATCGTATTTGCCAACGCCAAGGTTGTAGATTTTCTCAATCACGATGCCTTGCTGATCCATGATTTTGTTAACCGGTTCAGCCTGCATGGGGTTGACTTTGATCATGCTGGACGTTCCATCTTCACCAATGATGCGAGCAATGCGCTCTGTGTCATAGATTTTAGGAACCAAGTCAACAATCTGCCGGGTAATGTACCGAATGGCACGGGCCAGATTGTCAACATAGTGATACGTCCCAGTATCACCTTGCTTTTCACGGGCCAGGATGGCGCGACCCGAGCGTTCGTTGCTTGTGGCACCGAGACTCGAATCGTACTGTCCTGTTGTGGATTTGATGTCGTCAGACGCGCCCATCTTGGCCTGTATAAGCCCCGTTTGCGCCATTGGGGGCAATGCCCTTTGTGGCAGTGGCAAAACAGCACCTTGTCCGTCTGTGACGTCTGGGTTGACCTCTAGGTAAGGCCAGTTCTGCGTGTTAGCCGTTTTCCATTGGTTTTCGTAGCCTTCAAACTGACCACCATAACCAATGAACGGAGTTTTTGGTGCCAACGCCAGCATTTCCGCTTCTTGGCTGGTCCAGTAATTATACATACGCTGGGCATCTTTGGCATTACGAACCAAACCTGACACGTACATTTTGCCGTCGACTTCAAA